CGAATATGAGCTTCAATAGTTGATATAGTTGCGCGTCCTGTTGGGAATTCTTTAATGATTAATTCACCAGGTAGTTGGGGAACTATTTCTTCTACTTTTTTTCTATTTTGTAAAATTTTATCAACTGGAGTTTTAGTAAAGAAAGCGTCATATCTTCTACCAACATAATCTTCACCTAATTCAAGAGTATAATGTAAAACATTATAACCCATTCTTACAGCATAACCTCCTAAAGCAATTAAGCTCCAAGATTTCCCACCTCCAGGATTACCAAATATAAGGCCAAAATCTCCATTTCCGAGACCTCCTTGAAGTAAATCATTAATTTTTTCCCAAGGAGTAGCAATGATTGTTCTTGAATCTTCTCTAAACCTTGCTTCAATATCTTTATTGTATTCATGTCCTACATTTTTATCTTGTCCTGCTTTCAAAGCTGATTCTACTAAAAATTTAATACCATCAAAATCTCCAGCTTTTAATAAATCAACACTATTTAAAAGTGCTTTTTTAAGTTGTTGGTTTTTACAAAATGTTGAAAATTCCTCTCTTACATATTCTAAATCTTCTTCTGATGCTTCATATGCTTCACGAAGTTGTTCTTTAATAGAAACCCTAAGCACTTCATTGTCTATCTTTTTTAACTCTACTTTTAAGATATCCATAGAAGGCACTGTATGGTACTTATCATAATATCTTAGGATTTCTTTAATAATCCATTGGTGTGCTTGGTTTTGAAAATACTCTTCACTAAGAATATCGTGAATATTTATTAGATATTCTTTATGTGTAAGTAGTGAAGATATTACCTTAATTTGAAAGGAATGTCCATACTGTTCAATACTGTGTAACGTCATATAACTTATTTTTTAAAACTTAATTTTTCGAAAACATCTTTTATCCAAAATTCTATGTTTCTGATAATACCACCTAATTTATCTTCATTGTACATTGCAATGAATTGATCCGGAATATAATTCAATTCTTTAGACTTGACAAACTGGTTTATATATTTTTTATCATTTTCATCAATCATAGGATTTGATAAATCCATAATTTTATAATTCTTTTCTAAACTATCTATTTCTTGAATAATGCGAGCATAAACTACGTGTTCTTTAAATTTAGATTCACAGATATCATAAATATCATCTAACGATAAAGTTTTTTCTTGCAATTCAGGAAATAGTTTATATAGTTTTTTCTCCCCTAAACCTTTAACACCTTTAACCTTATCAGAATTATCACCCATAAGTGTTTTATAAATAATAAAGTTTGAAGGAGACATATTAAATTTTTCCCTAATAGTATCTTCAGTATAAAATTCTTTTTCTATAGGTCTATATACAATTACATTTTTATTCACTAATTGTAAAAAATCCTTATCTGAAGAAACAATAAATACTTTATCTTTTTCTTGTTTAGGTAAAACAGCGCTTAAATGCGCTATAATGTCATCAGCTTCTACTTTATCAATTGATATGGTTTTAACGGGGAGCGTTTTTAAATACTGGATAATGCGCACTATCTGGTCGATTTTAGCATCATCCTCATCTTCTAAATCATCAAATACTTCCCAATTGGTAATACGCTGCAAATTCCTACCTGATTTGTATTCGGGAAGTAGGTTCTTCCTATTATTTGAAGAACCTGCTCCATCGAATACTACATACACTTGAGTAGGTTGGATTTGACGTATTAAAGCTCCTAATGAACGAAAAAATCCACCTAAACCCCCGACATGAACTCCATCAGGATTAACCATATTCAACATAGCAAAATTTCTAAAGAATAGGTTCAAACCATCACAGATAAGATATCTTTCTCCTTCTACAGTCTCTTCTCCTGACTCCTGAACATTGTCAAGGAGTTTAAGTAAATCTTTTTTATTCATAATTTATTCTGGTTCTGCAATATGAGCTTCAATATCAGTATAATCTTGATCTTCTTCAATTATATTGAAATCTACGCCCCCTAAAATACTTTTCCAAGCTTCTGCTTGGTTGTCTTTATATTCTTTTAATGCTTTATCATTATCAAGAATAAATCCGTGAGGAGTCATTACAATTTTTCCTCTTGTAGTAACACCATTAATATGGTTTTTATCAATTTGAATATTTACACGTTTAGCAAATTCTACCTGCTTACCATCTTTAATAGCTTTAATTTTAGATGTTCCAGCAGACATTACATTACCAAATGTTATAACAAATGTTGAATCAAACCACATAGCATAACCTCCTTTATTCATCAACTTAGGTTGTCCCATAGGTGATTCTGGTTTTAGAGTCCATACTTTATTAATACAAACTAGAGTATTAACATATGGGCTACTTTCCTTACGAGATAATACAATACGTTGGTTTACGTTGTTACCAAATTGAGTTGACATAGCACCAGCGTTCCATTCATTGTTATTTTTGTTTGATTTAATTGACATTTCACAAGGAACAGAACCGATTGAATCCCATAAGAAAAGTAAATCATAAGGTAAATTACCTTTTTTCTGTTCATCAATCAAGTCTAAAACAAAACCTGCTACGTCTTCAATTGAATTAATTGTTTCACGGTCTACATAGATAAAATTACCTACATAATCTAAAACTTCACCTGTTTCTTCATCTACAACCTCATTAACTTCAAGACCCATTTGAATAGCATGCTCCCAGTTCCATTTCATTTCTGTAATAATGAATACTGGGAGAATACCTCGCTTCTGGGCTGATACGGCTGCTTCTAATAAAGCAGTAGTTTTACCCGTATCAGAATGCCCGCGAAGCAATACAATATGACCTTGAGGAATACCTGGTACTGATGTGACTTCTTGAAATGCTTCCGAAAGTGGAATCCAGGTCTGTTCTTTGAATTTTGCTTTTGATGTGAGTCCCTTTTTATTTTTAAAGCTATCTAAATTAAAATTAGCTTTAATTTCTGAAGAGACCGCCTCTGATAGAGACTTTTTAGTTTTTCCTCTTGGCATATTGTTTTATTTAAAATGGTAAATCGTCATCATCATCTTCTCCGAATAAATCATCAAACTTTTCTGTTTGTGTTTTTTTCTGAGGTTTTATGCTTAACGAATAATTGGATTTTGGTTCTTCATCAATATCTGAATCGAAATCTTCAGATGGTTCAGAAGTAATACTATCTTCTTCATCTTCATCTTCAGGTGATAACCACTCTTGTAATGCACTTTTCATTTCATCATAAGAAAGTGGTTTAAATACTTTCAAAGGATCAGCTTGATTTTCAAGTAAATTCTTTACCATATCCTCAGTATCAGCTAAAGGAGATGTTTTTAATGAAGGACCAATTGATGTTTTGTTGTAAGGTGTTCCTGTAACTTCAGGACCTACAGTTGTCAATTTAATATCACGACCTGCAACGATATCAGTAAAATCACCAATTTCATCATCAGCTGCCATGTTTAAAAATTCTTGATAAACTTCTTTACCGAATTGCCATAATTTAACACCTTCACTTTCTTGTCCACGAACTATAACAGGAGCAAAGATACGAACTTTAGCATCAAGCTTTTTAGCTAATCGCCAATTTTCTTTGTCATTTGTTCCTCTAAGTTGTTTTGCAAATTCCATAATTGGATCTTTCTCTCCCCAATTTTGAGGTGAGGCCATAACTCTTTTACTACCAATACTGTAGTAAAACATCATTTCCGTAAATGGGTTTGCTTTGTTGTATTTAGAAGGCACAACACGAATTAATTGTTTACCTACTGAAGGTTTAAAGAAAAGATTCTTATTCCCTCCACCACTGTTGTTTGATTGCTTGTTCAGTGACTCCAAGCGTTGTTTAATAACGTTTAAATCCATAATATAACTAATTTTTATTTATAACTAAATGTAATAACCCTAATTTGAATAGCCAAACTAAAGTTCAATTATTTTGTAAATTCTTGTTCTCAGCTGTTTTAACTCATCATGCTGGGTGAGTAAAATTGTATTTCTATAATGTTGCCATTCAATAGGATATCTAGTATCAACTATACCATCATTTAACTTTTTAATTAACTCATTTAAAGCATTAATAGTGTATAAAGTGTTAGAATCCTTTTTACGGTGAACCAAAATAGTATTAGATGGTATTTC